TCGATGAGTCTGCGATGCAGAGCCTCTGAAATCAGACCGGCGCGTGTGTCCTCGTCCATCTCGAATGTGACGACTGCGCCGCCGTCCTTGAGTTCAACGTATTCTATGACTTCAAGCCGCATTGAGGTCCACCACTTCACACACACCAGCTGTACACGCTAGTTCACGTCCGCCTGATGTAGTGTCTTCCTTTTCAAACTCACGTAGCTTCTCCCAATTAACACTCTTTGGCATCTGTGTCAACAGTTCATTGTAAGTTTCCTCATCAATGTCCTGATACGGTGCTTGCTTGTAAGTGTGTTCGCTGAATGGCAGGAAGCTAATGCCTGATACCTCATCAAAGTGTTCATACACCCACGAGCCTACATCCATCCACTCATTCTCTTTGACTGAGATGGTGACACTAGGTTTGTGTTCACACCAGTGACGCTGGTACGTCAGCCACAGTTCAAGCTGTTCAATGGCAGACATAGCTGTGCGTGTTACAGCACCAGCAGGTGACTTCATTGGGAAGCTGAACACTGTAGTGCTGTCAGGCTTCATCACATCCGGTTCTGCAGGAATACCCTCAGAAACGAGGAACTGTGTGATGGGGTCTTTGTTATCCCCACGTACAGTACGCACGTAGTACGGATTGTGACGGGCATGAATGCCACTAGCACTGTCAACAAGCTGGCTGACTGTACCGCTAGGCTTGACACAGGTAATGGCTGCTGACTGTGAGATGCCAAGTTCTGCTGACAGAAGACAGTTCGTATCTACGGCAACATCTTTCAGTGCCTCAAGTGTAGTACCAATATTCATGCCAAGATGTGCAGACTTACCTGCCATCAGAGCATTGTCCATGATACCTGTCAGTGACACACCAAGCAGACGTTCTTCCTCTGTGTTCTTCTTCCATATGGAACGAAGATACTTGAAGTCGGTAAGCGTGGCTTGGAACGTGCCAAGGATAGTAGCAAGGCGAACTTTATCAGTCAGTGTCTGCTGTGTGTCAGTAGAACGAACTACAACCTCAGACAGATTGCAGAACTGGTATGGACGCAGGATGATTTCGCTGCAGGGGTTGCACCCGAAGTCATGCTCAATATCACGACGCCCATTCTTAGCTGCTTGCTTCTTGGCTGACTGCCTGTTGAAGATACCACGTTCACCTGACTTGCTCTCGTACAGAGACAACCATTCACGCATGAACGTACCCATCTGTGGCTTCTCTTTGTAGGCAACGCTGTTGTTAGCCAGCGCACGTTGCCCCTCGTTCTCCCACCACTGTCCTGCCTTTGCGTGACGCATCTGGTCATCGTTCAGGTTGGACAGACTGATGAGTGCGCTACGCCGGACACCACCCACGACGACAACCTCACCAATCTTACACATGATATCGTGACACTCAATAGGGTACAGGCGACGACCTGCTGATGTCTTGAAGATGTCAACGATAAACTCAAACAACTCCTCAAGTGGGGCTGGGCCACTTGCTCTACCACCAAAGGTCTTGAGACGTGCGCCAGCAGGGCGAACCTCGCTGGTGTCCCATTGGGGTATTTGTCCTGCGTATAACAAGGAGATGAGTTCACGCAGGGACTTGGCCCAGCCCGGACGAGAATCGCCAACCTTGATAACAGTATCGGTACTGTGCATATCTTCGTTGACGATAGGCAGCTTCTCAACATGATGACGTTCCACTGAGAAGCCTACACCAGTGCCACACATGAGGATATACATAGTCTCGTCAAAGGCACGAGGGTTATCCACAGGTACATAAGAGCAGTTGTAACCACCTACATGACAGCGGTCAAGTGCGGGACCGGCAGTCATCAATGCTCTCATGCTTGGCATGATGTCTTGGTTAAGCACCGCTTGTTCCAGTTCACCCCTCAGTGAATCAGAAAGCTGATAGTCATGCTTAGTGACCAGATGCTTAGTAATATAATCAAAGTATCGTGACACTGTTTCACTCCACGTCTCCCTTCGTTGTTCGTCTTCCTTCCAACGTGCGTAACGCGAAAGTGCAATAAAGTTCTGGTAGTCTGTTGGTAGATAATTATTCATGGTGTCTCACTCCGTTAGTGTTTTCATATGTCTGATTTCAGCACCGTCTACATCATAGAAGTATTCACGGATGCCATCCTCAATCTCTAGTCCCACATCCTCGTCAGCAGGGATAGGGTACTCCTCTGGGTCAATGTCGATTGTCATGTAAATCTTAACTCTCATTTGCCATTACTTCCTCAATCAACTTATCCAGATACCACTTGGCTTTTTCCAAGTCCTCAAGTGGCTTGTCCTTGTAGCGATAACGCCACAGATACTTGAGTATGTTGCCCTGTAGATAGAACTGGAACCCATCCTCTGTGGCAGCAGCGATAGCCTGAATACACTCAATGCCAGACTTGTTGTAGTGTGGTGGACTGTTCACCATGTCACTCTGCATAGCTGCTTGCCTCATAAACTCCTCGTGTCTCATCATGCACTCCCTTTTGTCTTACTGCCAAAACTTAGATGTACCACGTTGCCATCCTCTTTGGTAATGATTACGTCGTCATCTTCTTCTAGCACATAGTCAGCCTCGTTGTCAACAACTTCCATGACATATGTATGCACAAGATTACGAATTGTTTCGTCCATCTCCATGATAGGCACAGTAGCACACATCATCTTACAGAAGTGCATAAGCTGTGTATAGCCGTCGTCGTCAAGTGGATTACCTGCTTGTGATATGATAGCAATGTCCACTTCCCCTGTCCATTCGTTATTGGACACGCCGGGTCTTACTCTAATAACAAAGTCTTGTTCTTCAATACTCAGGTGTTCTGCATCCATTGCTATCTCCTTTTCACTTTGGTTCCATTGAACTTGATAAACTTGGGGTGCTTGTTCTTTCCCTTTTCTTTAAGCCAATCTTCGGGAATGATGCGGTCATAGTATAGGAAGCCATACTTGATACACCACTCACCGTAGGTTGACTTAGCACCCTTACGCAGTTTACGTCTACTATTCTCAAACACAAAGCGGATGTCCAGCTTGGGATGTTGCTTCCTGATAGCGAGATGTTTACGCCTATCAGCAGCAGTGAACATACCCTTCGTTTCGATAATAATGCTATTGTGCAGCACGAAGTCTGGGGTATAGGTGCGGTAGGCTAAGTCTTCCCACTCAATCTTGACCTGTTCATACTCGTACTTAATAGCTAGTTCGTCAAGATAAATGGACAGCTTATGCTCTAGCCCACTCCTGTATCCGTATTTCCGTGCTGCACGAAATTGTTTTGCGTTAGGCATACTCGTCCGCCAATGACACGTAGGCTACCGTCTTAGGCTGCTTTGCCTGTGATGCTACAGCAGGACGTTCAGTCAGTCCGGGCCAACAAGAGAAGCGATATCTACAGAAGCCACAGTTGTGGTCAAGCACCATGTTGCCTGTCTCCTTGCCCCTGAACTTCTCAGGCACAGCATCGAAGCAACGCTTGAACTCGTTTGTCTCTAGTGTCTTGGCTGTTTCCTTGATGCGTTCAACTTGCTTCTCGACATCAAGTCCTGTAGCTGGTACGTACTTGAACTCGCCATTGGCTTTGTTTACAACCCACCATCCACCGGCACGTTTGCCAGATGCCTTCGCATACCCAGCAAGCTGAGACACGTAGCCAAAGGCATCACTAGCATTCAGAGTGTTGAATGATTCAAACTTGTTCTGATAAGACCAATTAGATGCTGACTTAATATCATCAACAGCACCGTCAATAACAATATCATAGGTGCCAGAGACGGATGTATCATCATCAAGGTCGAGCGTAACCTTTGCATCATCTTCATACTTAACTCCTGCTTCTTTGAGTAGCCCCTTGAAGACAGCTTCAACGATGTCTCCAAGCATCATGTTCATCACGAATGTAGTCGGCAAGGGCAATGCTTTCTCTGGTTCATTCTTCTCAAACCAAAGCTGACAAGTTGGTCTACCTACGTTAGACATACGCAGACCAAACTCGTCACGCTTGTTGCCCCCGCCGAACTGACGTGCAAGCGCACCCATAACATCAAGACCTACTTGCTGGATAGTCTCTATTGACA